TCAAGACAACACCCTGAAGATTTATATAACTTTTTACTAGAAAACCCTGAGTTTGAAACAATAGTAGAAGAAGCACATAGTACAGAATGTATATTGCCTGAAACAGAAATAGAAGAACATACTGACTGTATGTTATGGGCTAGTAAACGTACTTACAAATGGTTAATGTCACAAAAAAATAATGCTGACACTACAGGAGGTAGAGCTATATACGAAATGGTTTATCTAAATAAAGCTTTTGTAGAAGGTATTACTATGTTTAACTCTGAAGATATAGACCAATGTAGAGATATAAACCGAGTTATTGGGCAGGTACCTGCAGGAACACACTTGATTGCAGGACTTGACCCAGCATCTACAGGATTCCAGGCTTGTGTTTTATGGGCTGTCAATACAGATACAGGTCAAATGTATTTAGTAGATATAGAAAACGAAAAGGGTGGCGGTGTTATACAAGCTAAAAAATCTATACAAAGATGGTATGAAAAATATAATTTAGCACATTGGGTTATAGAAGAAAATGGTTTTCAAAAAGCAATACGACAAGATAAAGATATTAAAGATTATACAAGTAGATTTGGTATATATTTAGAAGGACATCAAACACAAAAAAACAAATATGACCCAATATACGGTGTAGGAAGTATGCAACAGTTATTTGAACAACAGCTAATAAATCTACCTTATGGCAATACAGAAAGTGAAACTAAGAGTAATATATATCGTAGGCAACTAATTTATTTTTCATCTGCTGCTAGTAAAGCAAGTAAGGCGAAAAGTTATAAATCAGATGTCGTAATGGCTAGTTGGTTTCCATTAAAAGTTATAAGAAGACTAGGAAAAGAACGATTAGCTGAGGTAGGATTAGATTATAAACCTAGTTTTGGAGAATGGAATTTAAGCGATATGAACGAAAGCCCTTGGGGATAAATGAAACCTGAAGAGATACAGTATAAGATAACTCAATTACATTTTGATAATCAAAGTGCGTACTCTACTAGAGGTCGTATACGTGCAATTATGAATGGCGGACCTGATGGTTTATTAGCTTTACTAGGTGACCAAATAAAAGGATTCCAAGATTTTCAAATACCTGTACCTAACTTAATGATGTCAGGTTTAGAACACTTGTCACAAAAGATAGGTCGTATTCCTAATCTAAAAGTAGATGTACCTAACAATAAAGATTCAGATAGAGCTAGAGCTAAAGCAGATAAGATAGCTCGTATTGTAACTTCGTATGATGATACACAAAAACTAGATTTACAAATGCCACAAGTAGGTAGATGGTTACCTGGTTATGGTTTTGCAGTATGGGTTATTAGAGAAAAAATGGGTGCTGATGGAATACCATACCCGTGTGCAGAACTACGTGACCCTTACAACTGTTTTCCTGGTTATTTTGGTGCAGACCAACAACCAAAAGAAATGGCAATAGTACGTAGAGTTCCTAAAACTGCACTAACAAAAGCATATCCTAACTCTGCAGAAAAAATTAATAGCAAAGACTTTTATCAAACTAATACATTAGGAGTAGGAAATGCTTATGGTTCTGCATATACAGATTCTTATAATGGTTCTTGGGCTAACTCAAATGGTGAGGGTGACCTTATTGCAGAGTATTATAACGATGAAGGAACTTATATATTCCATATGACTTCTGCAACTATTCTTGACTTCATACCAAATCCGCTAGATAGTGGACCTGCGTTTGTTATTGCAAAGAAATTTGCTTTTGACAGATTACAAGGACAGTATGACCAAATCATAGGACTTATGGCTTCTATGGCAAAGATTAATGTGATGTCAATAATAGCTATGGAAGATGCAGTATTTACAGAAACTAACATATCAGGAGAAATAGAATCAGGACAATATCGTAAAGGTAGATTTGCTGTTAACTATTTAGCACCTGGTACACAAGTAAGTAAACCTGCATCAAATGTACCTTATCAAATATTTCAACAAATAGACAGAATAGAAAGACAGTTACGTGTTGGTGGTTCATATCCTATAACAGATGACTCACAGTCTCCACTTAGTTTTGCAACAGGTAGAGGACTAGAAGAATTAGGTGCAAGTATGTCACTTATGATTAGAGAATATCACACAGTAATGTCAGATGCTATAGAAATGATTGACTCTAAACGATTAGAGTGGGATGAAAAAATGTATGGTGGTAAATCAAAAGAGTTGTCTGGTTACTATAACAATCAATTTTTTAGTGAAAAGTATGACCCTGAAAAAGATATACAAGGTGCATACAAAACAAGAAGAGTTTATGGAGCTATGGCTGGTTATGATGAACCACAGAAGATAGTTACAGGGCTGCAATTACTTCAAGCAGGTATCATAGACACACAAACACTACAAGAAAACTTAGATGGTTTAGATAACCTATCTTCAGTAAACAGTAGAATTACAAAAGAAAAAGCAGACAAAGTTTTATTTGATACTTTATTGGCTCAAGCACAACAAGGAGATACAAAAGCAACAATGGCTGTTGTGCAGATAAGAAAAAATCCAGATGATATGCAAAATATCTTGGATAAATTTTTTACTGCAGAAGAACCTGAAATACCAGTCGCTGAACAGGAATTGCTTGGAGGAGGTTCCCTACCACCACAGGGTCCTCCACCAGGCATAGCACAACTATTACAAGGTATAGGAGGATAATGTCAATCAACAAACAATTTGCTGATATAGTATTTAACTCACTAGAAGATATAGATGAGTTAGGTGATAATATATTGCTAGAAGAAGGATTATCAGAACCTAGAATATACACAGACCAAATGCCTCCTTTAGCCTTTCCTTTTGGCTATATGATTATAAGTTCTACATTTATGTTTTATGATGAGGATGAAGATGGTCAGGATTACTAAAAACAATTATAACGGTTCTAGTTTATCTACAGGTCGTAACTTTGTTGACAATACAAGAGGTATGATACCTGGTCTTACTAAAGGTGAAACATATGGAACAGGTACAGATATAAAAAAACAAATAGAAGAAGGTGGACCTTTACCTAGTGATACAAGATTATTTACAGCAGCAGCAAATACACCACCACCTGCAATAGATAGACCAACAGAGAGACAAGAAGAAAGTATTATGACAGGTGCTCAAACAATACAACCTAGTAATTTTACAGTCTCTAATTCACAAGGAAATGTAATAGCAAGACCAGGAACACAATATAAAAATTCAGATATGGTATCTGCGTATGTACAATCTGATTTTAATGATGATATTCTAAATATATTAATCCGTACCACCTAATGCTATATCCTGAATATAGCCAATCTAAACAGGCAGAAAAAAATTATATTACAGAAAAATATTTATTAGATAAACAAAAAGAAATAAAGTTTGATTCTATAACTCCTGAAAATGCAGAAAATATAAAACAATTATCAAATGTTTATAGTTTTGCACCTGCTGGTTTATTAAGTACGTTAGGTAAAAATGGTTTAAATGTACAACAAGCAGAACCTTATGTTTTGTCATATGTAAATAATTATGCAAACGATGGCAGAACAATACGAAAAGATGCTAGAGATTTTCAGTTGTCTAATGCAGGAATATTTAGTTGGTGGGATAGTTTAGAAGCTGCAGGTAAAAAAGCTGCGTTAGATGATAGAAATGTTTTTGAAAGAACTAAAGGGTCAATTAAAAAATTTACACAAGTAGCTAGTACAGGAGCTGCTGCATACCCACAATTTATAAACAGAATACTTAAAACTTATATGATTGCTAGAGGTGAAGCAATTAAAAAATCAGTAGCTGAAGGTCAAGATATATCTTTTATAAAAAACGGAGAAGAGTATTTAGATTTAACAAAAGCATTTTCTAATCCTGTATTTATGAAAGAATTTTTAAATCAAATAAAACCAAAATATATTGGTGGAAAAGAAGATTTAACAAAAGATTTTATACCATTTTTTGAAGGTGGAGAAGCATTTGAAAAATCAGGTCCTTCTGCATTAACAGTTGGATTTGAACAATTTGGTGATAAATTTTTTGATTTAAATGTACCAGGTGATGAATCAGGTTTAGGTAATTCTTGGTTTCCTTACTTTGGTAGTGGTTCTGAAGCTTGGGATGAGTCAAACAGAAGAGGACAGTTATATGCTAATTTTAAAGGTTCAGCATTTTCACCTACTACTGCAGCACAACCTGTAACTATTGGAGGTGTTATAGCAGGACAATTTGTTGATGGTAACAGTAATGCTTATAGAAACATATCAGGGTTTATTGATGGTGCAATATTTTTAAGAGGTGATTTATTAAACAAAGTACAAGGAATATCACAAAGCACAAGACAAAGATATAAAGCATTTGGGTTAATTAAAGAAACAGGTAGAAATGGTGTTACAAGATATTTAACTGCAGATAGAGAAAAAGCATTTAATTATTTTATGAAATCAGATGAAGGTTCACAAATAATAAAAGCTTGGGCAGAAAACTTAGATGATGTAAATAATATTGTAAAAAACTTTACTCCTAATATGGCACAAGATTTAATAAGAGCAAGCAATTTAAAATCAATTACACAAAAAGAAGAAGCTGTAAGAACAGCATTTCAAAAATGGGTATTACAAGACCCTAAAGGTATGCCTAATATGCCTGGAGGCTACAAATGGAATAAGACTGTAGAAAGTATAGGTCTTAATAGAATATTTAAAAATTTATCAAATGATGAAAAAAATAAAGCTAGAAGGTTGTGGGGTGATTGGACTCCTAAAGATACTTTTGTTTGGCAAAACCAAGAAGAAGTAATTGAGAATACAAGAAGATTTATTATTAACTCAAGAATACCTGCAGAAAAAGGAAATAGATTATTAGCAAGTTTTGTTAATGCAACACTACAAAACACAGATGAAACTATAGGTTACACAAATCAAAAAAAAGTATTTAACAAAATAATAGATGCTGCAGCTGAAGCTATGGAAGAAGCTAAAGAAAGACCAGATGTAATAGAATCATTCCTTGATATTACAAAAGGTAACCTTAGAGGTTTTAGTACAGAGTCTGTAGGAAGTTATTGGATAAGCGATATATTAAGTTGGCATAATGTAAAAACTGCAGCAAATAAAGTTTTGCGTGGAATAGAAGGAATTTTTCCTGGTCAAAGAGCAAAGCTAGATGATTTAGGAAACCAAATAATTATTGATGGTCAACCACAAAAAGCACCTACTCCTCATTTAGCACAACAGTTATTAAAAGAAAGCATAACTATACCTGATATGAGAAAAATTAGAAACAGCACAAGCAGAGTATCAAAAAGTATTAGAAATATGGAGCTTGCATATGGTAAAAAAATTGCACAAGGTATAGATAAATATTTTGATAAAGATTTAGTTAATACAGGTTGGTTTGAAAAAAGCAGAATTATTGATAGTCCTAGATTAGCAACACGTTCAATAATTAATTTATTGTGGGGTGTACAAAAAGGTATATGGACACCTTTACAGTTAATAACTAGAATTGCTTTCCCTGTAAGAATTACAGCAGATGGTCAAGCTAAATTAGCAGCAGATGGTTACCCGTCTTTATTTAAACATCCAATGGAATATTTTGGATTATTGTTAGGAAAAAATAACAAAACATTAGCAGGTGAAGTTGTTACAAAAACAGAAGCATTTGGTAAAGTATCACGAGATAATACAAGATTGTTTTTTGGTGATACTGTAATAGAAAATCTAAAAAAAGGTTACGTAGATTTTAATATTACTGATGCTTTTGAAAATGCTAAATTAAAAAAAGAATACTTAACATCTGTTATAGAAGAAATTAAATTATTAAATTTAGGTGAATTAACAAACATAGTTGCAGATAATATAATCAATAACATTGATGAAACAACATTAGCTAAAAGATTGTTTAGAGGTGATTTAGATAATCTAAGATTAGAATATCAAACAGGTTTATTAGATGACAATATGGTTCCTGGTAACGCTTTATCTACATACGAAAAAACTTTAGCTTATGTACAAACTTTGTATCAAAGAGTAAGAGAAGCTACAAGTGACCCTGCTTTATTAAAATTTATTGCTAGTGGTTCAGACAGTTTAGATATAGTAAATAAAAAAGGAGTTACAGAAACTTTAAAAGTTATTGATGTACCGCAAGGAAGCACAATAGCTGAAATGTTACAAACAGTAAAAAGAGCAACTATAGATGACAAAAAACTTTATAAATACGTTGAAGATTTATTTGACGAATTATCTCCACAAATTAAAGAAGAGATAGCTAAAGGCGGAGAACCTGTGTTTATGGGATTTCCATTAGTGCAACAAGGAAGACCATCTATAAAACTTTCTGATGTAAAAGAAGTAACAAATCAAACACGTAAAATACTTGATGCTGCAATCACAGCATTGTTTGAGTTTCCTGCAGGAATAGAAAGAACATTTAACAGAAGTCCTTTGTATAGAACAATTAGAGGCAAATCTTATGGTGATGGATATTTATTGTTACCTCCTGAATTACAAAAAGAGTTTATAGAAAAAATTAATAATTTACCAAAAATGTTTACTACAAAAATTAAAAACGATAAATTTATAAAAGGGTTGGAAAAGTTTTTTGATTTAGATGCTTTAAATAAATCTACAAAAGAAATAATAATGGAAGCTGTAGAAGAAGCTAAAGGTAAAAAACCACCTAAAGGTGTACAGTTGTTTGAAAGTCTTGACGAATTAGAAGAGTTTGTAGATGCTAGAGCATTGTTTATACATAACAATTTATTGTTTAATTTGTCAGAAAGAGGTTACTTTGCTGACGTAACAAGATTAATGTACCCGTTTATGGGTGCCTACATAGAACAAGCAACAACTTGGACAGGTGTATTATCACGTAATCCTTTCGCAATTAGAAAAGCAGGATTAGTTGTTAATGGTGCAGAACAAGCAGGGTTTATAACTGAAGGTCCTAATGGTGAAAAATATTTTGCATATCCTTGGGTAGGTCCTGCTGTAGAAGGTAATTATTTTTATGACCAAAGTGAAAGAATAAAAATAAATGCTATGGCACCTTTGCAAGCTATCAATATGGTTACACAAGGTAACGGTCCTGGTGCAGGTCCTTATTTACAAATACCTGCAGGGATGATGATACCTGACAAACCCGAGTTTGATTTAATACAAGAACACTTTAATCCTTTTGGTGTAAAAGTTACAGATGCAGAAACCTTACAAAAATTTGGTGCAACATATTTATTACCTGCATATATGACAAAAGCTATAACTGCTTGGACAGAAGGAGAAGGTATATTTGCAGATGAATATTTGTGGAATACACACGTAGTACAAACAGCTAAAGCAATAGCAGTAACAGGATATTACATAGATAACTCTGGTCAGATAGTAAGTGTTATGAACGATGCAGGTGCTATAGACCAAGATAAATTATTAGAAGGTGCAAGAATAGTAGGAACAAATACTTTATTGGTTAGAGCATTTGACCAATTTTATTTACCTGCAGGATATACCTATGATTACAGACTTAGAACAGATGCTGAAAATGTAAATGATTACAAAGAAATATTTGGCAAAGATGTAGAACTAGGAATAGATGGAGAAGGTTATCTAAGATTTACAGCAGTTATGTCAGCATACAATAATTTAAAAACAGTTTTTGATGGAAGTGATGAAGCAGCAATATTAGCTATGACACAAATACTAGGACCAGATTGGTTACAAGGTGGTGAAGGTATAGAAGCATTAACATATTTAACACGTGGTTCTAGCTATAACGAAGCAGGCATAAGAAGCACAACAGAAGTAGGATATGATTGGGAAAGAAGTAATTCTAATTTAGAAGAATATATACCAGATGTGTTTGGATTATTTGCTCCTGCACCACAACCAGGTGCTGATTTTTCTTATGAAGCAAGATTTGAACAATTAAGAAAAGGCAACATTGTAAAACTTACAGCAGAAGAGTGGATAGAAAATTCAGCTAAAGTTGTAGGTAGTCGTATGTGGTCATACCTTACTTTACAAAAAGAAAAAGAAGTAGGAAGACCATTAAACAACAAAGAAAAAGGTGACATATTTGAAATGGTTGACACTATGTTTCCTAATTGGTATGTAAAGTCTATAACACTATCTCAAGATGTAACTAGATGGAATGAAATAGAACTAGCATTAGGTATTGATGTAAGAGGTCAAGATAAACTACCTGATGATATTTTAAAACAAATACAAGAAAGTCCTTTGTATGCACCGTTAAAAGAATATATGGATTTACGTGAAGCTACACTTGTAGAAATAGGAAAAATAAAAGGTATAGATAACAAGTATGGTAACGTTGCTAGCCAACATTATTATTTGAAAAACACTATGTTGACACAACCATATAGAAAAAATTTACAATTAGCTGGAGAAAGACTAGCTTATCAAAGTCCAGAGTTTGCAGTATTTTGGAACTTAATAGGTTCTAAAGAGTTAAATAAAGAGTATTATGAAGATAGAGAAGGCAATATAATATCTGTCTTAGAAGAATTGGATGATTAAATGATTACAGTATATGGACCTAACGGTGAAACAAAAAAAATAAATGCTAGGTCAGTTGTTGAATGGTTAGGTGATAATCCTGGTTGGTCATTAGATAATCCTGCAACTGAATTAGTTGATGAATCTGAAAAATCATTAGACATTATAAACCAAGCAATAGTAGGAGAATCAGGTGCTATAGCTGAAAAAAAAGCAGAAGATGTTACACAAGATGTATTAGCACAAGTAGAAACAGGAATATATTTTTCAGGAGTGCCTAGTGCTTTACCTAATCCTAATTGGGATGGGGTTACTATAGATGAAAAATATGTACCAATACAAGCTGCATATCCTGGAATAAACATAATACCTAGTTATGAAGGAGATTTATATTTATCAGGTCCTAATTTTAATCCGGTAAACATAGGAAATATGCAAGAACTTTTAGAAGATGCAGGTTACTTAGATGAAGATAGTTACAACCCAGGAAAAAATGATGCTCCTACTAAACAAGCAGTACGAGCTTGGTTTGGTGATGTAAACGGAGCTACACTAAACTCTTGGGCTACAGGACAAAATTTAAATATAGACCCTATGCAATTTTTAGGTAATCAAATAAACAATAGATTTACAAGTCAATTACAACAAATAAAAGATTACACACAAGAAGTTATGCAAACTGTTGATAGAGGCAAGATGCTTAGAGATGGTGTACAGAAACTTGTAGGTAACAGAAGAGATTATACAAGTGCAGAACTAGATGCTTTTAGACAAAGTATGAATGAATTAATAGATAAAGAAATACAGAGAAATGAAGACATAGCTATCTTTAAATTAAATCAAGAGTTTGGTAAATTACCTGACCCTGAAGCAATAGCAGAGTTAGGTTTACAAGGTGCTGAAGGTGCTACATTTATGGCAGAAGCACAAGCACAGGCTACACAACCTGAAACATTTAGTGCAGCAGAAGCATTTATAGAAAAGTACGGACCTGAATATAAATCTTTTAGAGAATATCCCGAAAGACAAGCTAAAGCACAATTAAATTTTAATAATGTTAACAGGTCTATATTGGGTACATCTATGAGGATTAGATAGTGGAGTCACAAACTTATACAATAGAAGATGTTATAGCTGCGTTAAACGATGTAGGTTATGTAGATGAAAATGTAATAAATTACATAGTTCCAATAATTGCATATGAATCACGAGTTAATGGCATACCTTTTACACAAGATGCTAAAGACCCTACATCAGATTCTTGGGGTATATATCAAACAAACATAAACACAGAGATGGCTGCTATTTACAAAGTTATGACAGAAGAAGGTATTGAATTACCAGGTCTTACTTCAGAACAAAAAAAACAACTAACAACTAACGTAGTTCCTGATAAAAATAATAACAACAAAATAGATAATGATGAAGACCAAAGAGGTTTTACAAATGCACAAAAAAAAGTAGTTAGAGAATTTTTAAAAAATGCAGATTTAACAACACAAACCAAAATATTTAAAGCTATGTATGATATTAAATCAAAAGAATTAAAGACAAATGATGTTCCAAAAGTTATGAAAGGTTTATATTTAAACACAACTAAAAAATTTTATATAGAGAAACAGGCAGAAGCAGTTGAATTTAAGACTAAAATGGATGCAGAGATAAAATTATATAACAAAGAGCAAAGTAAAATTATGGAACAAGAAAAACTTAATCAAGAAGAAATAGATAAGTTTAAAAGAATGGCTGCTAGTCAAAACGTAAAGCCTACTATTGACCCAACTGTACGAACACCAAGAGAAATGGAATTTGCAGACAAATATAGAACTTCTGTAGACCCTAGTCTTAACACTTCATTAACAAATGTTTACTCTACGTTATCTAAAGCAAAGAAAAAAGCTATTGATTCAGGAATAGAAATACTCTAATGGTAAAAGTTTATAGAAAAGATTTAGGATTTGGTGAAGGCACTGATGGTCAAAACTATTATGAAGTATCAGAGGAAAGAGCTAAAGAATTAGCTTTAGTTGGTTATACAACAAATAAAAAAGAAGCAAATGTTGGTAGAGCAGACCCTGGTGGTTCTATATATACAGGTGTAGATACACCAGATATGTATATTGCAGAAGAAGTTAGTCCTCCACAAGACACAACAGCACAAACACCTGAACAAGCTCCTGATACAGAAGTTGTTGACATAGACCTTATGGCTATACCTAAAGGTGCAGAGTTTTGGAATTACGAAGGTAACATAGCTATTGTATATAGAATACCTGGTGACCCAAATGCTACACCACTAAGATATACTTCTAGTCAAGAAGATTTAGTAGCAATTTTTGGACCTATAGAAGCAGAGAACATTACATTTACAGAACCTTCTAAAGATGATTGGGATAGAAGTTTAGTCTTTGGTAACTCTGTAGAATTGTATGACCCTTCAATAATAGACCCTACTAGAAATCCTTGGGAGTCTTTTGTAGGTGCAGTAGAAAAACAAGCAGCAGTTAGACCTTGGTTAAAGTCTGAAGAAATGTTGTATCTTTTAGCAGAAGCAACGCTAGAAGGTAGAACAGTAACTGATGCAGAATGGGAATCTACTGAATGGTGGAGAACACATACACAAGCAGAAAGAGAATGGTTATTACTAGCACAGCAAGTTAATCCTGACACAGGCGAAGTAATGACAAAAGATGCTTTAGAAAAAGTTTACGATGACAGAATTAAAATAAAAAACGCTATGGTTTCTGCAGGAATATTTAATTTAAATGATGACTTAGTTAATTGGGTAGCTGAAAAATTTACAACAGGACAATGGTCAGGTACTTATACAGATGAACAAATAAAACTTTTAGCTGACCCACAATTACCTGGAGATATAGATACAGGTATGCAAACTTTTATAGACCAAGGTGGAGTAACTTTTGACACTACTAGAGCAGGTGAACAACAAGTAAAAGATTTAGTTGCACAATGGTGGGGTCCTGTATTTGGTGCAAACGTAAAAGATAGTCAAATAGAACAATGGGCAGGTATGTTGCGTAATGACCCTAATGGTGAAATAAAACTAATAGATAAATTAAAAGCATCAAGAAAAAGTTTGTTTCCTGAGTATGACGAAGATTTAACTTATGAAGAAATAGCATCACCTTGGAGAGGATTTGTACAGAATGCTTGGGGTCAAAATGTTGACGATGCTTCTAATGTAGTGCAAGAAGTTATAAAACTAAATGATACAGTTAAAGCAGGACAATATTTATTTAAAAAAGGTTTAGAAGATAATGTAGCTAAACCTACACAAGAAGCACTAAAAGCTATGTCGCAAGCTTTTGGTTCAGGACAAAGAGGTAGAATATAATGGATGAGTTTTTACAATTAGCTAAAAGTTTATTTCCTTATTTACCTGATGATGTAATTAATAAATACGTAGATTACTATGCAGAGTCAGATAGAAATATAGATGTTGCATTAGGTAAATTAAGACAAGACCCTATTTATGATGACTACTTTCCTGGTAACAAAAGAGCTGATAAAACAGTTAGATATAATGAAGCAGAATACCTTGCTGTAAAAGAAAGTTATAAATTATCTTTAGAAGATTTTGGATTAAATCCCGAGTTATTTGATGATACATTTAGTAATTTAATTGCAGGAGATGTATCACCTTCAGAATTTAAAACAAGAGTTGGTATTGTTTTTGAAGGTATAAAATCAAACATCCCTCAAGTAAAAGAATTTTATAGTGCTAATTACGGCATAGATTTAACTGATGAAGCTATATTTGCATCTGCAATAAAACCAGAGTTAGGTGAACAAATATTAAACAAACAAATAGCAGTATCACAAATAGGTGGAGAAGCTAGAAGAGCAGGTTTTGGAGATACTATATCATTAGAAAAAGCACAAGAATTACAAGCTGCAGGTATAACACAAGCACAAGCTAGACAGTTATTTCAAGAAGCACAATTAGAAGTACCAAGAATACAAGAACTACAAGCTAGAGGTGGTAGGCAAGTAGATGATGTATTTGGAGTAGAAGATTTTACTGAAGCAGCAGTATTTAGAAGTCCTGAAGAATTAGAAGAAGTAAGAGTTTTAGAAGCAGAAGAAGCAAGTAGATTTACTCCTATGACAGGTCCTGCTAGAAGCGGACGAAGGGTACAAGGTTTAGTACAAGAATAACTTGACATACTATATCTAGTGGTATAATAAAATTATAGCCTGGTAGCCTCGGCAAAAAA